GTATCGCGGACAGGGTAAATAGATAACAGATGTAATCTTACATATGTACCACTTAGATTGTTTGGATGAGTGGAATTCAATTCATTCAGATGATTTGTGGGTATACAGTAAGTTAATTCTAAATCATCGTCTAGGGCATCTCTGTGGACCTACAGGGGTGCCTGTTCCATATCCAGGGTATTATATCGTCCGACCGAGTATTAATTTACTTGGTATGGGACGATTTTCTCGTATAGAATATATTGATAAAGATACTGAACACCTTCATCCATCTGAGTTTTGGTGTGAAATATTCAAAGGAGAGCACTTAAGTGTTGACTTTAGGAATAAAAAAGCAGAACTTGTGGTTATTGGTGAAAAATATGAAGAAGCCAACCTCTACAAGTGGAAGAGTTGGAAGAAAATCGAACAAAATTTTGACTTTCCAGAGATATTAAATAACTTAAAAGGTGATTATGAGTGGATAAACTGTGAATTTATTGGAAATCATTTAATTGAAGTGCATTTTAGAAGGAATCCTGACTTTAGATATGGTAACACAGTTGCAATTCCAGTTTGGAATGATGAAAAAGTAGAAAATATTGAAAATTTGGAGTTTATTGAGGACAAAGATTACTTAAGAAGAGGTTTTTATATTGATTAACGGGATAGCAACCCCGTAAAAAGTTCTGATTTAACAAATCAGGAGAGCAAAATGGACCAAAAAATGCTTAGAGAGATTGCAAACGATGATTTAACACCAAAAAAGCATGATTTTTATCATCAAAATGAAATTCATGAAAAAATTCGCAATGATGATGACTATGATGACTGGGAATATGGAACTGAACCCCTCTATGAATCAAAAAAACCATAATAAATAACCATATATTATAGTCTTACTAGTCTAAAAATGCCTATTGAAAGGATAAGCAAAGAATTTAAAGATATTAGTTTATCCTTTCAGGTGAATCCCCTGAATTTTGACTTGATTGCGATAAAAAATGAAACTGCAATTGCAAGATCAGTAAGAAATCTTGTACTAACTCAACCAGGAGAAAGATTTTTTAATCCAAATCTGGGTTCTAAAGTGAGTAGGTCTCTTTTTGAGAATATTGATGAGATTAGTGCTTCTATTATTAAGGATGAGATTGAAAATACAATAAGAAATTATGAGCCAAGAGTAAGTTTGATTGATGTAACTGTTACACCAAAATTTGATGATTATGAGTTTGATGTTAGAGTAAGGTATAACATAATTGGCGCAGATTTATTACCTCAGCAGTTATCATTTGCATTACAACCGACACGATAAATGACACTAGTAAATTTTACAAATCTAGATTTCGATCAGATAAAAACTTCAATTAGAGATTATCTGAGATCAAACTCAAATTTTACTGATTATGATTTTGAGGGGTCAAACCTTTCAACAATCATTGATGTTCTTGCATATAATACATATATTTCTTCATATAATGCTAACATGGTTAGCAATGAAGTATTCATTGACAGTGCAACATTAAGAGAAAATGTTGTTTCTATTGCAAGAAGTATTGGATATACACCAAAATCTAGAATTGCATCGAAGGCTAATATTTCTTTTTTCGTAGATACTTCTCTCACAACTCTTCCAAGAAGCCCACTTACTTTGACCCTTAAAAGGGGAATTGTTGCAACTTCTTCTGGTTCTTTTGGAAATCAAAATTTTGTTTATTCGATTCCTGATGACATAACTGTTCCAGTCATAAATGGAATCGCAGAATTTAACAATATTGTAATATATGAGGGCACTTATATTACAAATAAATTTACAGTAGATTCATTAAATCCAAATCAGAAGTATATCCTGGACAACGCTAATATTGACAGTTCTTTAATTAGAGTTGAAGTTAGAGATGGTGAACTTGGTATAAGGAAGAAATATATTCAAGCAAATAATATTCTAGATATAGATTCCGAATCTAGAATATTTTTTATTCAAGAAATAGAAGATCAAAGATATGAGTTAATATTTGGTGATGGTATATTTGGTAAGAGATTAATCAACGAAAATATTGTAGAAGCTTCTTATATTATTACCAGTGGAGAAAGTGCAAATGGCGTTTCTTCTTTCTTATTCAATGGAACAATACTTGATAATAACAACTTAGATGTTGCCGGTGGAATTTCACTGCTAACAACTAATCTTTCTTCAAGTGGTGGTAGAGAAATTGAATCAGTAGATTCAATTAAAAAATATGCAACAAGAATATATGCAGCTCAGAATAGAGCTGTTACTGCAAGTGATTATGAAGCGATAATACCTCTAATATACCCAGAAGCAGAATCAGTTTCTGCATTTGGTGGAGAAGATTTAGACCCCCCTCAATTTGGAAAAGTTTTTATCAGTATTAAACCAGAGGGAGGATTTTTTGTATCAAACGGTGTTAAGGATAACATTAAAAGAGAATTGAAGAAATATGCAGTTGGTGGAATATTGCCAGAAATAATAGATCTAAAATATCTCTCTATTGAAATTCAGAGTAAAATATATTATAACAACAATCTCGCACCTTCCGATAGCTTTGTTTCTGATGCTGTTTATAAGAACATACAAAAATACGTAAATTCCTCAGAGTTGAACAAATATGGAGCAAGATTTAAATATAGCAAGTTCTTGAAAATAATTGATGATAGCGACGAGTCAATAACTTCAAATATAACTACAGTTCAAATTAGACGTAATTTGAGACCTTTGTTAAATAGTTCAGCAACATATGAAATTTGCTTTGGTAATAAATTTTACGTAAAAAATATTGAAGGTTTTAATATAAAATCTTCTGGATTTTTCATTGATGGGGTTCAAGATCCAGTATACTTTACTGATTTTCCTGATCCAGGTGAGTTAACGGGAATTATAAGCATCTTCAGAGAAGATGCTCTTGACGGGTTTAAAATTATAACTGAAAATGCTGGAACAATTGATTATGAAAAGGGTGAAATAAATATAGATTCTATTGAAATTTTAAATTCCGTTAAAGAGGATGGTGAACCAATTATTGAAATTTCAGCAATTCCAGATTCCAATGATATTATTGGATTACAAGATCTTTATTTGAATTTGAGTATAAATGATGTAAATCTAGAAGTAATACAAGATAAAATATCATCCGGAGAGGATAGGTCGGGTTCAACCTACATAAAAACAACAAGTTACAGTAATGGTTCTATTATAAGAGAATAATATGTCAAATACAAGAGTTAAAATTGCTTCAATTGTACAAAGTCAACTTCCAGATTTTGTTAGAGAGGAATATCCACTTGTAAGTGAATTTTTAAAAGAATATTACAATTCTCTTGAAGTATCAGGCGGAACATTAGATGTTCTTCAAAACATTGACAAGTATGTTAAAATTGATGAGTTGACCAGATCTCTTTCTGGTAGAATAATTACTGTAAGACCACTGGAACCACAATCATTCTTTACTATAAGTGGCGGATTTTCGACTAATGAATTGGTTGTATTCAAAAATGGAACTAGACTATCTCTAAATACTGATTATTTTGTATTTTCAAATACCGAATTATCATTTGTCGAGCAATGTATTAGTGGAGATATTTTGGAGTTTTATATTCAAACTCCATCTGCAACATTTTTGAAAAATGAAGTTGGGTTTACTGATGATACAATCAATGTTGAATCTACCTATGGATTTCCAGAATCGAATGGAATAATAAAAATTGATTCTGAAATTATTTTATACAAAAGTAAAACGGACACTTCTTTTGTAGATTGTAAAAGAGGATTTAGTGGAATAACATCATATAGATCAGAAAACACTACAGATCAACTAACTTTTTCAACCTCTCAAGTAGATACTCATGAAAATAATTCTTCTGTAGAAAATTTAAGCCTTTTGTTGCTAAGGGAATTTTTATTAAAAATTAAAAAGCAACTAACTCCTGGATTTGAAAATAAAACCCTTGTTGATGGACTAAATCAAAGTACTTTTATAAAGCAAGTAAAGGATTTTTATGGTTCAAAAGGAACTGAAGATTCTTATGGAGTTATATTTAAAGCACTTTTTGGCGAAAATATTAAAATTTTAAGACCAAGAGATTATTTGTTTAAACCCTCTGATGCAAACTATAGAATAACAAGAGATTTGGTAGTAGAATCCGTATCTGGAGATCCAATGTCTCTCCAGAACAGAACTCTATATCAAGATGCATCTGGCCAAGAAGAATCTCAGTTTTTCTCCAAAGCATATGGGACCATTACAAAAGTAGAAAAAATACAGAGATCAAATAAAAATTATTATGTACTGAGTTTAGATGCAGACTATGATAAGGATCTTACAGTTGAAGGAACTGTTTATGGTAATTTTAAGGTACATCCAAGTACAAAATTAACTACCAATGCTGATATAAATTCAGCAGTATTGACTGTAGATTCTACAATCGGATTTCCACGATCGGGTGAATTGACTTATTCTGTGAATGGTCAAGAATATGTAAATTCTTACTTAATAGAAAATATTACACAATTTTCTTTATTTGATACAACTGCTGTAGAAATACCAAAAGGAACTGATATAAAAATAAACAATTTTGCATATTCCGAATTTGGGGGGAATATTGTAAAAGTAAGAATCACCGGAGTTATCTCTGATGTTACTTTTGATGAGAATAACTATTTGATGTCAAAAGGAGATACTCTTAAAGTCAATACCTTGGGATATCCTGCAAAAGGTGTTCTTGCTAATAATTGGATATTTAATATTGCCAATAAGTTTAGAGTAAAGCAAATTATAGGTCCAAAATCATCTAACATATCTTTAAATTTATTTTCATATGAAGTAATAACTATAGATAAAAATAATTTTTATATTGGTGACATTGTTAAATTAATTTCATCTGATGGGAATACTAATGATTATACTATTAAAGGTATTAATAATGAAAATTCTGTAAGTATAGAAGGTCCACCATTAGGAAATTTAAATTTAAAGTTTTTGATAGAAAGGAGTATAGTAAAACCAAAATTTACTAATTTTGATTCTATAAATCAGTATTCTGCCAATGTCCAAAATGTTTATGTGTCCAATAATAATGAGGATGCGGGAATTTTTATTGCTTCAAACTCATTACCAAATTATTTAAATGAGAATATTGATATAAAAAATACAGATATTGTTTTTTCCGGAACTTTTGGTGGAGAAATTTTAGACCTTAGCTCAGGAAATCCAAACAATTTTCATGGACTTTATACAGGAGACTCTATATTTTACTTAGAGTCAAATACTTTTGGTCCACAAAATAACCTGGGAATTCTGAGTAAAGTATATTATGTTGAAAAAGTCGATAATACAAGAATAAAACTTGCAAACAGCAGAACAGATCTTTTCAAAAAAAGATATGTTTCTATTGAAGATGATGTATCAGTAACTAATAATATATTCAGAAAAAATAAAACAATATTTTCTACTTTTTCCCCTCAAAGTTTTATAAAAAATATAGCAGCACCAAAAGAAGGTGAAAATTTTGAAACTCCTATTGGTCCCGTTGGAATATTTGTTAATGGTGTTGAGGCTTTTAATTATAAATCAGATGATAAAGTTTATTATGGGGGAATTGATAAAATTAATGTAATAGATGGTGGAGATGACTATGATGTGATTAATCCCCCAAATATTGAAATATTAGATGAAAATGGTTCCAATGCAAATGCATATGTTCAAGTTAATGGATCCCTAAAATCTATTAATGTTATCGATGGTGGATTTGATTATATTACAGATCCAACGGTTACTATTTCTGGCGGAAATGGTTCTGGAGCAGTTGCAAAAGCAAATCTAACTAGTTTCAGACATAAAGTTTCATTTAATGCAATAGAATCTTCACTTTTTGTTAATTTATCTGCAAATACAATAGGATTTTCTACTTATCATAAATTTAGAGATAATGAACAAGTAATATATTTACCAAATGGCCAAACTCCTGTTGGTGGACTATCACCCAAAGCGCAATATTATGTAAATGTGCAAGATTCTTTTAACATAAAATTACATAAAACTTTAAATGATTCTGTTTCTGGAATTAATACAATAAATTTAACATCTTACGGTGTTGGGGTTCATGAATTTGAAGCAATTTCTATAAAGAGAAAAATTTCTAGTTTTTCTATAATTGATGGAGGCTCCAATTACTCCAACAAAAAGACATCCTGCTCTTCTTCTGGAGTAAATACTACCTCAAATATTATAAACATTGTAGACCATGGATATAGTACTGGTGAAATAGTAAAATATAATACAACAAGTTCTCCGATAGGGGGGTTGATTGATGATAGTTCCTATTATGTGATAAAGGTGAATGATAATCAATTCAGATTATCTGAGGTTGGAATTGGATCTGTTGCTAAAGATTTTTATTTTAGAACAAATCAAACTGTAAATCTAACATCAATAGGTTCCTCAGAGCATATTTTTAATTATGAAAATATTGTAGTATCTGTCAATGGAACTGTAGGAGTTTCTACAAGAACTGGGCAAGATTTCAATGCGATAATTCAACCAATTTTTAGAGGTTCAATTAGCAAAGTCTTTGTTAGTAATCCTGGTGTTGGTTATGGCTCATCCGAGATTATAAATTACGAAAGACAACCAAATATTGTATTGGGAATTGGGACCGGAGCACAACTTTCTCCAGTAGTTAGTAATGGAAGAATAACTCAGGTTTTGGTTCTGAACAGAGGAAATAATTATAATTCTCCACCAGATATTAATGTTTTTGGTAAAGGTTTAACCGCTAGTTTAGTACCAGTAATAGGAAATGGAAAAATAGTTGATGTTAGAGTTCAAAATTCTGGGGTTGGATTTAGTACAATTGGAACATCACTTGAAGTTGTTACTCCGGGAAATGGCTTTAAATATGATTGCAAGATAAAATCGTGGACGATTAATAAAGTCGAGAAAAACATAAATTCTAATAAGATATTAGAAGATGATGGCGTGCTTGATAGATATCAAGGGACACCAAGAGGACTGCAATATTGCCATCTTTATGCCCCAAGAAAATTAAGAAGAAGCGTTTTTGGTACAGATTTTGTAAACGGGAAGAAAGTTCTAATACAAGATTTGAATATTGTTGGTAATGTTGAAGTAAGATCAAAAGCACATTCTCCAATAATAGGTTGGGCTTATGATGGAAATCCAATATATGGACCATACGGATTCTCTTCTCCTTCTGGTGGTGTTGTTAGGGAGATGAAACCAGGATATGTACAAAAAATTTCTGAAGATAGACCAGATCCAACATCGGAGTCTGCTGGAAGAATTTACCCTCCTGGTTTTTTTGTTGAAGATTATCAATTTAACAATTCGAGCGATAGTGATCTAGATGAACATAATGGAAGATTCTGCATAACACCTGAATTTCCAGAAGGAACTTATGCTTATTTCGCTACAATTAGTGATGGTTCTGTAGAAACTTCTGGAATATTTAAAAACTATAAAAAACCAGTATTTCCCTATCTTGTAGGTAATACTTTTAAGTCCATTCCAAATACAGCAAATTACAGCATAGATTTCACATCACAAAATTCATCCATATTCTCCGAGTTTAGTTTACTTAGAAATACTTCTCCGTATAACCTTTCTAGCGAAAATTCTCAATATGATTTCATTTTTAATCCCCTAAAAGTAAAAGAACCTTTAGTCAAAATAAAATCAACTTCTTTATCTGGAATTAATGATATTGATATAGTTTCTGGTGGAAGTGGTTATAAGGTTGGGGACAAGGTAATATTTGACAATACAAATACAAGTGGTTCGGATGCTTATGCTAGGGTTATTTCTTTAGAAGGAAAAGAAATAAATTCTATAAGTTGTGCCTCTACAGCATATAATAATGTGGAATTTTATCCAACAAATTCTGGATCTTTTATAGCTTTTAGCCCTATTCCACACAATCTCATTAATAATGATGTTGTAGTTATAAGTGGACTCAGTACAAGTGTTCAATTCCTCGAAGGGGCATTACAAATAGGTGTTCGATCTGATACTCTTACTCTATCTAAAGATGTTGGAACTCCATCTGCAACTGGTATTGTTACTTATTTTGAGGTAAATGGTTCTTTAGATTTCCCTAACATTAGAGAGAATGATGTTTATAAATTGGGCACGGAAAAAATCAAAGTATTGTCAGTTGATAAATTATCATCCAGAATTAAAGTCTTAAGAGAGTTTGATTCTTCTGTAGGTACTTCACATACAATATCTACTGTTTTATTTGAAAATACGAGAAAATTTACATTTAAACTAGAAAAAGATCCAAAGATAAATTTCAATTTTAATAAAGAAATATATTTTAATCCAGAGGAATCAATTTCTTTGGGAACTGGATCAACTTTATCTTTTTCAAATCCAGGAGCGGGAATAACGATTATTTCTGTACCACCCAAAACAATTTATATACCAAATCATAAGTTGGAGACTGGAAATGAACTAATCTATTCAACCAATGGCGGGTCTCCAATATTTGTTTCAGATGATAATATTACCAGTTTCCAACTATTAGATAATCAAATTGTTTATGCAGCAAAGGTTTCCAATGATTTAATTGGCATTTCTACCAATCCAGTTGGATTTGGATCCACAGGATCTTTTGTTGGTATTGATAGCAATGTTACTACTTCAACTTTATTCTTTACAAATGTTGGGTCTGGTGATAATCATAGTTTTAAAACAAATTATCAAAATACTTTAACTGGAGAAGTTCTTAAAAATGTTGTTACAGTATCAACAGCAGAAACTCATGGATTAAAACCCCAAGACATAGTTTTCATTGACGCTCTTCCTGGTATTACAACTACTGTAGTTGTAAAATATAATGATGAGACTAGTAGACTGATAATTAATCCAAAATCTTTTACATCTTCTGATGTAGATACCTCAAATAACACTATTTTTATAAAAAAACATGGCTATGTTACTGGAGAAAAAGTAGTTTATACTGCAGAAAGTTCTTTGATTGGTGGTTTATCAAATAATGGAATATATTATATTGTAAAATTTAGTGAAGATAAAATTAAACTATCTTCAAGTTATTATAATTCAACTAAGAATACTCCTGAAGTAATTAATTTTACTAGCGCCGAGGATGGGACTTTATCTCTAGTAAATCCAAGAATTTTTGCAATTTCCAATCGACCTATAAAATTTGATCTTTCAGATGAATCTCTTTCTTATAGTATAGAATCAGTTCCATATCCAGCTTTTGAATTTGTACTTTATACAAATTCAAAGTTTACCAATGAGTTTATTAAGGTAGAAGATTCTGAAAGTTCTCGTTTAGATGTCATTAAAACGGGAAGAATAGGGATAGATGAAAATGCATCTGTTACTTTAAGGACAGAAAATTTAGATTTTGATTTATACTATAGACTAGTTCCAGTTGATTTAGAAAATAATTCTTTAATCAAAAAGAACATTATAATAGATGAGCAGGATATAAAAGATAATAATAAAATAGTTTTGACGCAAAGTAGTTATTATGGACTATATCCCGTGTCTTCCGTAGAAGATACTTCATTCAACTTTAATGTATTCGATTTTCCCGAAACTGATTCTTATTCCAAATCTGATGGGAATTTTGTTTACTCTACAAATTCTAAAAATACAACTGGTGGAATAAAAGAAATAGAAATATCATCTAATGGCAGATACTATGATACTTCTCCCGGAATAAGTTCAGTATTTTCTGAAAATGGAGAAAATGCAGTTATAGATCCTATTTCTGTAAGTATTGGTAGAATTCTAAATGTAGAGGTGGAAGATATTGGATTTGACTATCCAGCAGACCAAACATTATATCCATCAGCTAAATTACCACAATTATTAAAAGTAAATCCTCTTTCGAAATTTAGAAGAATTGGAGTATCTTCTGTAGGTATTGATTATAGTATATCTCCAGATCTTTTAGTCATAGATTCTGTCACAAATGAGGTTGTAAATGATGTCGAATTAAACTATGATATTGAAACTAATACTGTAAGAATTATAAAAAATACTGATGGTATTTTTGATTCAAAACCAATTATATTACCAGTAAATAACTCAAATGGAACTCCAATCAAAGAAATAACTTTTGATGAAATTTCTAAAAATGTCACTATTGAACTTGATAAGTCTTATAGTTTTGGTCAGGTTTTTCCCTTTAATGTTGGTGATAAAGTATTAGTTGAGAATGTAAAAGTAGATGTTGATTCTGGAAAGGGCTTCGATTCGAAAGAATATGGATATAAGTTATTTACTTTAACTTCTGTTAATCCCCTATTTGGTGGAACTGGAGCAAATATTGTTTATAATCTAAGTGAAGATTTATTAGACTCAGAAGTTCCTGGAATTTTTGATTCTAACAATTCTGCAGGAATTGTCACTCCGGAAAAATACTTCCCAATATTTGATCCTGTTTTAGAAAAGTTTAGTTTCTTCAAAGGCGAAATTGCAAGAACAGAATCTCAGAGTGGAGTGGTTTTAAATTGGAATAAAAATATAGAGCTATTAAAATTATCTACTTCTAATGATTTTGAAGTTAATTCGATTATAATTGGGGAATCTTCTGGTGCAAAGGGAATTATTACACGGGTAGATGCAAACTTTGATGCAATTTATAACATCGGTTCTTCATCTATCGTCAAAAAAGGTTGGGAACGGGAAACCGGATTTTTAAATAATCAATTCCAAGTAATAGCTGATAATGATTATTATCAGAATTTCTCATACTCAATAAAATCTAAAGTTGATTATGATACATGGAATGAATCTATAGGAAATTTAAATCATACATCTGGATTTAAAAAGTTTGGGGATTTGGTGGTAGAATCTATCGATACAATTTCGAGTGGAATATCTACAGACCAAAATGAAGGTGATTTTTCTGGTTTAGTTGAATTTATAAGAGAAATTGATTTGAATTGTGTAAATGATTTTGATCTAGTACGAGAAAGAACTTTAAATATTGATTCACAACTCTTTTCTAAAGAACTAATTTTTAATTCGGTTTCTTTACAAGATGAATTTATATCAATTGGAAATAGAGTTCTCTCCATAGATGATATTGGCAATACATTTTCTAGTGAGCAATCTTCTCAAATTTTTTCAGTTGTAGATACTTTTAGATTAACTGATTTTAGATCAAAAAAATATGTAACTTATGTCAAAGATAAAAATTCTACAGAATTGAGAGAGGCATCATTAGTTACACTAATACATGACAACAATGAAGCATTCTTGAATGAATATTCGAGTATTGATACTGGCACTGACTTGGGTTCTTTTGAATTTTCTATCTTTAGTGTTGAAGGAACATTGAGATATTTTCCAAATAATTTCACATCAGATGATTATACTATTAATGCTATATCGTATGGAATAAAAGATGATAGTATTGGTATTGGTAGTACATCTATTGGAAATTTAGTA